ATGCGTGAGGAGTTCGGGACGTCCTACTCGTTGACGAAACAAATGGAAGAACCGGAGTGCCATTACTTGACGGCGCCCTTTGGATTTGGAGTGGAAGGGATGTTCTCTAGTCCTGCCGATGCCGCATCGGAGAAGGCGGACGCGGGCGAAGCGGCAAGATCTCGCGCATGGCTAGCGGCGATCGTCGCCCACTCCGATGATGCGATCATCAGCAAGGATCTCGACGGGATCATCACCAGCTGGAATGCCGGGGCGAAGCGTCTCTTCGGTTACGAAGCCGAGGAGGTTATCGGCCGACCGGTGCTGATCCTGATCCCCGAGGACCGGGTGGATGAGGAGCCCGAAATCCTTGCCCGCATTCGCCGTGGCGAGCCTATCAAACATTACGACACGATCCGTCGTCGCAAGGACGGCTCGATGGTCGATGTTTCGCTGAGCGTCTCGCCGATCAAGGATGCGGCCGGTGTGATCGTCGGCGCTTCCAAGATCGCCCGCGACATCACCGAAAGGCGAGAGCGCGAGCGACAGCAGAGCCTGCTGCTGAGCGAAATGAACCATCGGATCCGCAATACGCTGGCGACGGTCCAGGCGCTCGCGACCCAGACCATGCGTGGCGCGCCGGCGGAAGAACGCGCTGCCTTCGGCGCGCGGCTGCAGGCGCTCGCCCGGGCGCATGATCTCTTGACCCTGGAACGGTGGAACCGGACCACGGTGCGCGACGTGATCCAGCGCGTGCTGCAGCCGTTCGAGGAGCAGCATCGCGACCGTCTGACGATCGAAGGCTTCGACGAAGCGGTGTTGGAGGCGGGGAAGGCGATGATGCTGGCGATGGCGCTGCATGAGCTCGCGACCAACGCCATCAAGTACGGCGCTCTTTCGCTGCCGCAAGGGCAAATCGTCATCACCTGGGACCGGACGGCGGACCGGCCCAGCGAACGTATTCGCATCCATTGGCGCGAGACCGGTGGGCCGTCGGTGACACCGGGGCAGCGCCAGGGTTTCGGTACGCGCCTAATCGCTCTGAGCGGCGGTAGCATCGCCTTCGAGCCTGAGGGCGTCTCCTGTACGCTCGAGCTGGCGCGTTAGCCTAAGGGCCGCATTTCCCGCCGCCGCAGATCGCGCCAGCATTCGAGGTGGAGTGTCGCTTCGCTGCGGGCCTGTTCCCGCAGTGTCTGCCAGGCCCGGCTGGGGCGGGCAAGCGTCCCGCTGCGCAGCATCCGCACCAAGTTCCGAAAGCAGTTCTTCGCCAAGGCGAACTCGCGGGCGGAAATGAATCGTAACCGCTCATTCCGGTCGAGCCCACGCATCGCACGGAGATCGCTTTCGATCCGCTCCTGCGCCGAGATTGCGGCACGGATCTCGATTGGAATGCCGGAATCGTAACGGAGCTCGGCATCGCGCCGCATGCGTTGCGAAAGGGCGAGTGTCTCGCAATCCATCACGAGAATGATAGGCGATTTCCGATCAACTGTAAATAGGTAACAGCCTATTGCAGCGTCTAGAGCATCTCGTCGCGGGTAAGGACCAGATGGACGGATAGTACATCGGCCGACTTGAAGATACGGGTCTTCCGGGGATTGAACTGCTCGACCGTGATTTCACGATCTGTGCGCCGCACAAGGCGCTTCAGATAGGCGAGGGGATTGTCGCCTTCCACCTTGGGGCGGACCTGGATCACGACATCGCGGCCGATGACCGGTGGCCGCGCGGCATAGACAAGAACGATCTCTCCAGGCTCGTAGCGCGGCGCCATGGAATCGCCCTCGACATAGAGCGCATAGATGTCTCCCTTGCCGATCAACGAGACAGGGCGGCGTACGTACTCGATGGCGTCACCCATGTTCAGTTCAAAGGAACCTTCGGTGCCGCCCCGCACGGTGCCTCGCACCGGCACGGTCTCCGGTCGCCCGGCCGGCCGCGCGAGCCGAACGTCAGGAGCCGGACGGACATTCGGCCGTTCGGCCTGGTCTTCGGCCAAGCTGCCGCGGGGCGCGGTTGTGAGATAGATTGTGCTCGCGGTATCCTCCGGTCCGCCTCGCGGCCGACGTTGGATCCGAAGCTCTGCTTCATCGACGCCGAGGATTTCGGCGAGACCGTAGCGCACCTCCTCGGGTAGCGCCTGAGGCTTACCCTTGGTGACGAACTGCTGGATGTAGGCATGGTTGAGGCCGAGCCGGCGCGAGACGCCCGCCATGTCCAGACCGAGGGCGGCAATGCGATCGACGACGAGCTTTCTAATCGGGTCCATAGGCGGGAGCCTATCAATGTCGGAAAGAGTCTGGCGAATAGGATAATGCCTCTTGACGAATAGGCAATAGCCTATTATGGTTCGAGGCATGAAGACGCCGATCAATTCCCGAGCTTCGATGGTGCTCACTCCCCAAGGCGGGCGGCGGCGTCTCGATCCCGGATGGGTTGTGATGTCCGGAGCACCGCGGCGCTCCCCCTGATCTCCTGGCGCCGTCGATAGCGGACTAATCTGGGAAACCGCCGCATGAATCCTGACCTGGATGGTGAGCCGGACGCCGGCTCAACCCTACCGGCTGTGCTCACCTTCGCGGCATTGAGCGACCATCCGCACTGTTGCCGATGGCCGCTCGAGGATGGCTGGTGCGGCGCCGCAACTTCAGGCAGGCGACCGTACTGCTTGACCCATATCGAGCGCGCCTATCTGCCGCGGGAGCCCGAGCTCGAGAGGGACGCGGCCCCGTCTGAAAACACCAGTTCGAACCAAGACAGCACTCGGGAGGTTGCATGATGGCCGACAATCTAGCCGCCGCCGCGCTAGACGACGAGGGCGCGATCAATCCGGTTCGGTACCGCATTCCGCAGGGCCAGGGACTGCAGGCGAAGGTCTATGCCATCCTGGCACGGGGCGGGCCGATGACGGCGGATGAGGTGGCCGATGCGCTCGGCGAGAGCATCCTCAACGTCCGTCCGCGAGTATCCGAGTTGGCGAAGCGCGGCGTGATCAAGGATTCGGGCCATCGCGGATGCAATGCTTCCGGCCATAGCGCGGCAAAATGGGTTCTGGCATGAACCTACGCAGGCGTCGATCCATGGTTGCGCTGCCCCAGGTGAAGCCGGCGACGCCGATGCTGCGGCTCGGCGGCGTTGCTGTCGATCTCGCGGCGGTGTCGGCGATCACAATCGCCTGCAACGGCCGGATGGTGGCCCTTGGTCTCGCGCAGGATGCGATGAACTGCGTGCCTGCCGACCGTGTCGCGAGGCTGCTCGAACGCCTCGCCGGCGAGATCCGACGGAATTTCGGGTAGCAGATGGCCGGCGTAAAGCGTCGTTCTCCTGCACTAAAGACCGTCGGCGACGGCGACGACCCGGCCGGTTTCGTCGGCGCCCTGGCGCGGCAGCACGGTCCGGACGCGGTCGCGGAGTTGCTTCGCCTGGGCACCGGTGCGGAATCGGAATCCGTTCGCGTCGCGGCGCTCCGTGAATTGCTGGATCGCGCCTATGGCCGGGCGCCGACAGTGACCGGAAGCGAGACGCGCACCATTGCATACGTACTGATCGACGATGGATACTGAGAGCGTCAAGGTCGCAACCGGACACGTGCCGCGGCTGCAGCAGCGCGCGCTGCATGCGGCTGAGGCGCGTTTCAAGGTACTGGTGGCGCATCGCCGTTTCGGCAAGACAGTGTTTTGCGTCAACGAGCTGATCTCGCGGGCCGCACGTTGCCGCCTGCAGGATCCGCGCTTCGCCTATGTGGCGCCGTTCCAGGTGCAGGTGAAGGACGTCGCCTGGCCCTATCTGAAACGCTACACGGCGGCGGTTCCGGGGATCTCCGTGAGCGAGACCGAACTCGCCGTGGACCTGCCACCACGGAAGGGCGGGGCGGGGCGGGCACGGATACGCCTCTACGGCGCCGACAATGCCGACAGACTTCGAGGATTGTATTTCGACGGCGTGGTGCTGGATGAATTTGCACAGATGCACCCTCGGGTCTGGGCTGAGGTGATCCGGCCTGCGCTGGCCGATCGCATGGGTTGGGCGATCTTCATCGGCACACCGTTGGGCCGGAACGCATTCTGCGATCTCTACGAATCGGCCACGAAGGGATTTCTGGCCGAGGATGGTGCGCGAAGGTGCGATCCCGATTGGGCCGGTTACCTGTTCAAGGCGAGCGAAACCGGCATCATCGACCCCGCGGAGCTCGACGCAGCACGCCGCGCCATGACTTCCGACCAGTACGCCCAGGAGTTCGAGTGTTCGTTCGATGCAGCAGTGCCGGGCGCCTATTACGCGGCGTTGATTGCGCAGGCAGAGCGGGAGGGCCGGGTGAAGACCTTCGCCCATGAGCCCTCATTGCCGGTACATACCGCTTGGGATCTTGGGATCGGCGATTCGACCAGCATCTGGTTTGCGCAGCTCGTGCACCGCGAGCCCCGACTGATCGACTACTATGAGTCTGCTGGCGTCGGCCTTGACCATTACGTCGCACAGTTGCGTGCGGGCCATCGTGCGGACTGGATCTATGGCCTGCATTTCTTCCCCCATGATCTCGCCGTGAAGGAGCTTGGGTCCGGGCTCGCCCGCGCGGACGTGCTGAAGGGCTTTGGCATTGCGCCGACGATCCTCGCTGCTTCGTCGGTCGATGACGGCATCTCGCAGGCGCGCTTCATGCTGCGGAAGAGCTGGTTCAACTCCGGGCGCTGCGGCGACGGGCTGACGGCATTGCGGCAGTACCGATCCGATTGGGACGAGCGGCGGCAGGTTTTGAAGCCGGTGCCGCTACATGATTGGACCTCGCATGCCGCGGATGCTTTCCGATACCTCGCGGTCGGGCTTGGCCGGCACCTCATCGATCGGGGACCCCTAGTGGATCTGTCGATGTCCGCCCTCGGTCGGGGTCTTCCCGGACGGCCAAAATTTGCAGACCGGAGCGTCACGGTGGGGCCGATGCGGACTACCAATCCGTATGGCTGGTGATTGGCGGTAGGACTGATAAAAACACACTATTGTGTGGGCTACGATTTCGCGATATAATTGCGGCCTTCCACATACGAGAGGAGCCGTCGGTATGGCCGTGAAAGGTCAGAAGGCAGGGTATGGTCGCACGGAGCCTGCGGATCGCTCCGCCCGTGATTCCGGTGCCAATCCGAGCGGTCCGGGACGGTCGGGGGACAGTGGAAGCGGCAGTGACGGGGGCCGAAACGGCAGCAGTGATTTCGGCGGTCCGCGTCGTGCGGATGCCGCCTTCCAGCATGCTCTGGAATCGATCGGCGACCGGACGGCAATCAAGGCAGGCCGCTCGCTGCGGGGTGACCGGTCTCAGGAGCGGCCCTTCGGCGGGGCGGTGCCGGATTACCGCCATCCCTCCGCGGGGCAGGTGCTCTCCGGGCTCGGCAATGCGTTCTCGCTCGGAACCGGCAGCGTCGGGGGCCTGATCGGCGGCGTCGCAACCTCGGACGAGTACGGCCGTACCTTGATGGGACGGGCGTTCGACAACCTGACCGGCGGCACTCCCGAAGCTCCCGCGCATTGGAGCGTCCCACACTCCGCATACAACCTCGACTCTCGCGGCGAGAAGCCGACGCAGATGCTGAACCCGCGCGATGGTGTTGGGACGGCCACCGTACCGAAGTCAGCCGCTCCGAAGTCGGCCAAGCCAGCCAAACCGGCGCCGGCAAACGACGGCGATCATCCGGAAGCGATGCTACAGGACCGCCGCCGCCCATATTCGGTCTACGCAGGCACCGATCTGCTGGCGAGGTGGGCATGAGCTTCGTCGGGGACCTCTTCGATCCACCAAAGCCGCATGTGAAGGCGCCACCGCCGCCGCCTCCGCCGCCGACCCGCAATGACGCGGCCGCCGTCACGCAGCGTCGCCAGGACCAAGAGCGGCGACGGCGCGTGCTGACGGCCGGTGGCAATGGAACCATGTTGACCGGCACCGCCGGCGTTCCCAACGAGCTCACCGGCACACGGATGCTGACCGGTGGCGATTGAGCATTGCCCGGCTGGCTCCATCCAGGGCGAGGATGGGCCGGACTTCAGCCAGCCGTCGCTGATCGGGCAGCGGGGACCGCGTCCGGACAGCGGAGAAACGGATACGACGGCATCGTCTCCGGCATCGAATGCCGGAACCCATGCAACGGCGGAGCAGCCGACGCTGAAGGATCGGCGCCGGCCGAGGGACTCCGCGTGAGCACGGCAATCGAGACCACGGCGCAGGGAGCGGCCACATGATCGGCAGTGCGCATGTCATGGACTATCCGGCGCCGACCATCGGCGGGAAGGCCGCGATGGATTCGCGCGAAATCGCCGCGGACCTGCTGCGGCGCCACGGCCAACTTGAGACCGAGCGTGCCAACTGGGAATCCTATTGGCAGGAGATCGCCGATGTCGTGACACCGCGGAACTCGACCTTCACCAACCGACGGGCCAGCGGTGCGCGGCGCACCGAGCAGATCTTCGATTCGACGGCGCCACTGGCCTCCGACCGTTTCGCAGCCGCCTTCGAATCCATGCTGACGCCGCGAACGCAGCAATGGCACGTCCTGAAACCGATCGACGACGATATCGCCGATGATTCCGACGTGAAGCGCTGGGCGGAGGACGTCAACAAGCGGCTATTCGCCTTCCGCTACAGCCCGCGTTCGAACTTTGCCTCGCAGATTCACGAGGTCTACAAGAGCCTCGGCGACTTCGGCACCGGTGCCCTGTTCAGCGAGGAGATTCCCGGACAGGGGATCGCCTACCGCTCGGTGCATCTCGGCGGCCTCTATGTCGTCGAGGATTTTCAAGGACGAATCCGGCATGTGCACCACAAGCAGGACCTGACGGCGGAACAGGCGGCGCAGCGCTTCGGCGTTGAGGCACTGCCGGACCAGATCCGCGCGAAACTCTCGGACCGGCCGGATGATAAGGCCAGCTACCTCCACATCGTGAAGCCGAACTCCACCCGCCGGTACGGCGCTCTCGGCCGGGAGGGGATGGAGTTCGAATCATGGTGGATATCGATCGACGCCCGGCAGTGCGTCGGCCAGGGCGGGTTCCGGACGTTTCCCTACGCGGTCTCCCGCTACGTCACGACGCCGGGTGAGGCCTATGGGCGCTCGCCGGCGATGCTGGCGCTGCCCGATATCAAGATGTTGAATGTCATGGCGCAGACCATGATCCAGGAGGCGCAGCTCTCCGTCGCGCCCCCGCTGCTCGCACCCAACGACGGAGTGCTTTCGGCGCTTGGAGACGGCGTCTCGCTGCTGCCGGCGGCGATCAACTACGGTGCGGTCGATGACCAGGGCCGCGCTCTGATCCATGCCCTCGACCGCGGCGCACAGTTCGCACCGGTCAAGGAGGAGATCGCCGAGCGCCGGGAGTCGGTGAATGCCGCCTTCCTGGTCACCCTGTTCCAGATCCTGGTCGATACACCGCAGATGACGGCGACCGAGGCCATGCTGCGCGCCCAGGAGAAAGGTGCGCTGTTGGCCCCGACTACGGGCCGGCAGCAATCGGAGCTGCTCGGACCGATCATCGCCCGCGAGATCGACCTGCTGGCCCGTTCCGGCGGGCTTCCGTCCCCGCCGCAGCAGCTGATCGATCGCGGTGGCGGCTACAAGATTGAATATGACTCGCCGCTGACCCGCGCGATGAAGGCCGACCAGGGCGTCGGCTTTCTGCGGACCATCGAAGCGCTGACTCCGCTGGCGAGGGTCGATCCGACAATCCTCGACGTGTTCAACCCCGACGAGATTGGCCCGGGCCTCGCGGATATCAACGGGGTGCCGGCGAAGTGGCTGCGTTCCAAGGACGAGCTCGCGGCGCTGCGCCAGGACCGCGCCCGGGCGCAGCAGGCCCAGCAGGTGATCGACGCCGCGCCGGCGGCAGCGCAGGGTTTGAAGGACCTGGCGCAGGCGAAGTCCCTCGCCCAGGGCGCGCCTGGGCAGAGTTCATGATGCTGTCGAAGGTGCTGCCGCGGCGCGACCTGGTGAAGGCCTATCAGCAGATCTTCGCTGATGGGCCAGCGGCGTCCATGGTACTCGGCGATCTTGCGATCTTCTGTGGCGCACAAGCGAGTTCGGTGCGGATCAACGGGCAGAAGGCGGTCGATCCCTTCGCCATGGCGGTCGCCGAAGGACGACGCGAAGTCCTGCTCCGTATCACGGCGATGCTGAAGATGGATGAATCCAAGCTCTGGCAATGGGCGCAGCGCGAGCGCCAGATGAAAGGACAGGAGAATGGCTGAAGGCGGCCTCGATACCGGTGTGACCCCGACCGCGGGTGTTCCTTTTGCATCGGATTCCGGTGCCGTCGGCAATGCCGCCGACACACGGAGTTCCCGCCCTGCGGATTCGCTTCCCGGTTCCCAGGCGGCGATCCGGAGCTGGTATGCCGGCTTCGATCGGGAGACCCAGGGCTACCTGCAGAATAAGGGATGGACCCATACGCAGGGTCCGGCTGAATTGGTGAAGGCCTACCGCAATCTCGAGCGATTGAATGGGGTCGAGAAGCTGCCGATGCCGAAGGACGAAAACGACACGGAAGGATGGAGCCGAACCTACGACCGGCTCGGTCGACCCCCGAGCTGGCAGGAATACGGGATCGAGGTTCCCGAGGGCGGCAACCACGAATACGCCGATCATATGGCGGAGACCTTCCACCGCGCCGGCCTCTCTACCCGCCAAGTACAGATGATCGCCGCCGAGAGCGATCGCTTCGCTGCTGCCGCGCAGGCTGAGAACGATCAGGCGTTCGCCAACCGGTCCCTCTCCGAATTGAACGATACAAGGCGCGAATGGGGTGTCGATGCGGATCGTCGCTTCGCGGCCGCACAACGTGCCGGCATAGCCTTCGGCATCGAACGTTCAATGATGGAGCAGATCGAGCGTGCGATCGGAACTCGCAGCTTCCTGTCCCTCATGGCGCGGATCGGGGAGGGCCTGACCGAAGACCGCGGAGCCGGTGCGGGAACCTCAGGTTTCATGACCCCGGAGGCGGCCCAGGCACGGCTCAACGATCTCAAAGCCGACAGCGGTTGGGTGAAGCGCTATCTCGGTGGCGATGCCGGGGCACGGGCGGATTACGACCGTCTGATTTCCGTCGTGGCGGCAGGATAGGCCAAGTCGGGTCGCCAACGATTCGAAATCCTCAAGGGATCGTGGCACCTGAACTCCGGTTTGATTTCGCAGATGTGTTTCTATCGCGGAGGTCGTGATGAAATACGCAATTGGCGCTGCTATGGCCGCGGCCTTGGTGCTGGCGGGGTCCCCGATGGCCACGCGCGCTGCGGAACCGGACGCAAGAGGTGCTTGCGTTGGCGCGATGGCGTGGGAGGACTTGGTTGCCAAACATTCGAGCGGAGTCTCGATCCTGGTCCTTTCCGACATCGACGGTGTCGAAGCGAAGGCGGTGATCGAACGCATCAACGACACGCCACCGAAAACCTCTATGGCGGCCGATCACGTGATTGTGCTCGGCGCGCGTTCGCTCGCGGATGACGTGCCGGCCCCCTATGTGCTCGTTGCCTTCTTCAACCACGACTGCCTGGTGAGCTCCGGTCGGGCCGATCCGGCGGAGGCAGCGAGTCTGCTGAGTGGTCAGTCGATCTGAAGCTGACGAGTGAGCGCGATTCAGATTGACGCTCACATATTTGTATGATTTAATGTATCGATCCTGAGGGGAGAACCGAGCGAAGGCTTGGCCCCGTGCTTGCCGGAAAGCCCGGCCGTCACAGGCGGACGTTAAGCGCCAGAGCGGCCCTGTCGCTTCCCCAGACAGATAAGCCATCGACAAACCGCGACCTGCATCGGGCGGGTCGCTCATGTTGAGGCTTGTCCCATGTCCGCGAATCTCATCAATCTCCGCACCATCCAGTTCTCCGACAAGTTCCAGCTGCTCTCCCAGCAATATGGTTCGCGCCTGCAGACTCTCGTCGGCCAGGGCCAGTACCAGGGAAAGCAGGCCTCGCCGGTCAACCAGGTCGCGCCTACCGCCGCGGTGGCGGTGACCGAGCGCTTCACGCCGATCGATCGTCAGGACGCCGCGTTCGACCGGCGCTGGGCGTTTCCGCAGTCCTACGAGCATGCCCAGCTCGTGGACAAGTTCGACGAGCTCCAGATGTTGGGCGATCCCAAGCCCAGCCTGGTGATGAACGCCGCCAACGCCATGGGGCGTGCTAAGGACGACGTGATCATCGGTGCTTTCTATGCAACGGCGAAGGTCGGGGAGCTGGCGGCGGGCTCGGTCGCCTGGAACAACACGCTCACCACTGCCGGCGGCCAGAACGTCTCGGTCAGCCAGGGCGCCGGTGGTCCCACCAACCTCACGGTTGCGAAGCTCCGTGAAGTCGTAAAGACCTTCCTCCAGAACAACGTCGATATCGATCGCGAGCAGATCACCGGTGCGCTCAACGCGAAGGCGCACGATTCACTGCTGGGCGAAATGCAGATCACCTCGATGGACTACCAGACCAAGCCGGTGCTGGAGGAGGGGCGGATTCGCCGCTTTATGGGCATCGACTTTGTACTGACTGAGGAAGTCACCAACATCTGCACCGGAACCGATGACGCATCCGGCACCTCGGTCGGCATCCCCTTCTGGGTTTCATCCGGGATGCATCTCGGCACCTGGATCGACATCAACACCAACATCACCCAGCGCACCGATCTCAAGCTGCAGCCCTGGCAGATCTACATGGACATGATGGTCGGCGCGACCCGCATCGAGGAGAAGAAGGTGGTGCGGGTCTGGTGCCGGTAACGGCTCGACTCTGGTGATCGACGCGAGGGCCGGCGCGTACCCGGCCCGTCTCTCCCAATAGGCCCCCGGTAAGCCCGGTATCATTCCGGCGAAAGGACATATCCATGGCTATCAACGCCTACAAAACCGCCGCCATCAACAATCTCGACGCGACGCCGATCGTGCGCGCGAACCCCTGGGTGCATGGCGGCAATTCCAAGCAGTTCGCGGGCACCGTCGAGGCGGTCAACGGCGATTCTATCGGCTCAACCTACCGCTTCTTCCGCGTTGGCTCCTGGATGCGGCCGGTCCATCTGACCTTGTTCTGCGACGCGATCACCTCCGGCGCCGGCGACCTCGGCCTCTACCGTGCCGCATCCGACGGCGGCGCGGTGGTTTCCCAGGCACTGTTCGCGTCCGCGCAGTCGATCGCGACGGCGATCATCCTCGGTACCAACATCCGCTTCGAGCAAGACGACATCGCCAATGTCGAGAAGCGGATCTGGGAATTGCTCGGCCTTACCGCCGACCCCAACCTGGAATACGATGTGACGCTGACCTTGACCGCTGCGGCGGCGGCCAGTGGCACGATCGCCATCCAGGGCGCGTTCAGCTGGTAGCGCGGGGAGATCTCGAGCATGGCGAGCCAGTATTACGGGACCGACCGCGCCGGACAGTTCTCCGGCGTGACGACCGGAACAGCGACCACCGGCAAGAAGATCGAGCTGGTGATCGACCTCACCGGCAACGCGACGCGGGCGGAAGTGCTCCGGGCACTCGAGGCGATTGCGAACTACATCGTCTCCAACACCAGCCCGTTCGCGCAGTAGGTCGAAGGGAACGATCTGATGGCCTCGCAGGCGGGAATCTGCAACCGGGCGCTGGAGAAGCTGGGTGAGCAGCCGATTGTCTCGATCGATGACGGCACCAAGCAAGCCCAGGCGCTGAAGCGTGTCTACCTTGATACGCTGAATGCGCTGCTGGTCGAGCATCCGTGGCATTTTGCCAAGAAGCGGGCGGCTCTCGCGGCCTCCGCGGCGACACCGGATTGGGGTTTCGCCCGATCCTATCCGGTGCCCACGGATTTCTTGCGCCTGCTGGCGATGAAGGATGGCAGGGACTTCTCGCTGGAAGCCGATGGGAGCGGCGCCCAGGCAATCCTTTGCGATGCTGTTCCCCCGCTGCAGATCCTCTATCTCGCTGCCGTCGATGATCCGGGCCGCCTCCCGCCGCATTTCGTCGAGGCGCTGGCGTCGAAGCTCGCCCTAGACATTTGCGAGGACCTGACCCAATCCAATACCAAAAAGGACATCCTCAGCCAGATGTTCACCGTCGACCTCGCGAAGGCGAAGAGGATCAACGGCCTGCAACAGGCGCCAGAGGCCTTGCCGACTTTCTCCTGGCTCGCCGCCCGCGGCCAGGCACCGATCCCACCGATCCTCACCACGGATGGCCAGTAGCACCGCATGGTCCGTGCCAGTCCCAATCTCAATGCGTTCGACGCCGGCGAGTTCAGCACGACGCTGGAAGGCCGGACCGACCTCACGCGCTACAACTCCGGCTGCCGCATCCTGGAGAACTTCCTGCCGCTGGTCGTCGGGCCGGCGGTGCGGCGACCTGGGTCGCATTTCATCGCCTCGACGCGGTATCCGGACAAGACTGCGACGCTCATTCCGTTTCAGTACTCGACCGAGCAGGCCTATGCGCTGGAGTTCGGCGACCTGTATGTCCGGTTCTATCGGAATGACGGACCGCTGATCGAGGCGGGCAAGGCCATTGTCGGTGCCACTCAAGCCAACCCGGTGGTGCTGACGATCACCGCCCATGGGTATGCCAATGGCGACGACATCGAGGTCTCCGGCGTGAGCGGAATGACCCAGCTCAACGGTCGCCGCTTCAGGGTGGCGAACAAGACGGCCAACACCGTCGAGCTCACCGACATGCACGGGACCAACATCAATGGAACCGGCTATTCGGCCTATGCCTCCGGGGGCGCGGCGTCACGGGTCTATACCCTGACGACGACCTATCAGGAGCAGGATCTCACAGGCCTCAAGTTCGCCCAGTCGGCGGATGTCCTCTACATCGCCCATTCGGAATATGTGCCGCGCAAGCTGCAGCGTTACGGCGCCACCAACTGGGTGCTGTCGCAGGTCGATTTCCTGGACGGACCCTATCTCCCAATGAATGCGGGGCAGGCGACACTTACTCCATCTGCCGCAAGCGGCGCCGGCATCACGATCTCCTCGGCAACCTCAAAAACCGCGACCGGGATGGCCGCTTCTCCGGAGGGCGCGATCCGGGTGACCTGTGCCAACCACGGTTGGAAGACGGGCGACAAGATCGATGTCGCCAGCGCCGTCGGCACTGCCGAGGCCAACGGCAGCTGGACTGCGATCCGGGTCAGTGCCTCGACCTTCGATCTCGCAGGCTCGAAGCTCGTGAACAGCTGGACCTCCGGCGGCACGATCACGCCGCACATCTTCGAGTCAACCGATACGGGGCGGCTGATCCGCATCCAGCACGCCGCCACCTGGGGCTATGCGAAGATCGTCGGCTATACCTCCGCGGTGTCGGTAACGGCGGATGTTATTAGTGCCTTCGGCGCGACGACCGCGTCGGCGAACTGGCGGCTCGGGCTCTATTCCCAGGCCGGCGGCTATCCGACCTGCGTCACGTTCTATGAGGGTCGCCTGTTCTTCGGCGGTTGTCCACTGGCGCCGACACGCATCGACGGCTCGCAGTCCTCGGCCTACGAGACCTTCGCGCCGTCATCGACCGCCGGTGTCGTCTCGGACGACAATGCCGTCGCCTATCCGCTGGATTCCGGCGACGTCAACAACGTTCTCTGGATGAAGGATGACGAGAAGGGCCTGTTGGTCGGGACCCGGGGTGGCGAATGGCTGGTCCGCGCCAACACGCTCGGCGACGCCCTCACGCCCACCAACGTCAAGGCGGTGCGCGGCACGACCTTCGGTTCGTACGAAAACGCGCAGCCGGTCCGGACGGGCAAAGACGTAATCTTCATTCAGCGCAAGCAGCGGAAAGCACGGAATCTCAATTATACCTACGAGAGTGACGGCTTCCAAGCCGGCGATCTCACGCTGCTCAGCCCGCACGTGGCGCAAGGCGGCCTCGGGCAGATCGCCTATCAGGCGGAGCCCTCTGGTTGGGTCTGGTGCGTCCGCGGCGACGGCCAGGTGCCGGTGCTCGCTTATGATCGTGACGAGCAGAAGATCGGCTGGTCCCGGGTGGTATTCGGTGGTCACGCGGATGGCTTACGGCAGCGGCCCGCAGCCTGCGAGAGCTTGTGCGCAATCCCGGATCCGAATGACGCTCGAGATGAGATCTGGGCGATCGTCCGGCGGACTATCAACGGCCGCTCCGAGCGCTACGTCGAGCTGCTGGCCGCGGATTGGGAGACCGGCGACGACCAGGAAGGCGCTTTCTACGTGGATTCCGGCCTGGTGTTCGACGGCGCGCAAGCGACCAGCCTCCAGCCCGGCAGCGGTGCGGACGTACCGGGTGCATTCGGCGTGACATTCACTGTCGGCGCCGCGACCTTCGCACCCGGCGACGTCGGCCGCGTGATCTCGATGCGTTATCTCGATCGAACCGTACACGACCCGGAATACCCGGCGCTGCCAGGACGATGGACGACCGCGCGGGCCGTGATCACGAGCTACGTGTCCGCCACCGCCGTCACGGCAACGATCACCGCGCCCTTTCCTGACCTCTTTCCGATCGCGGCCGGCGGTTGGCGATTGAGCGTCCAGTTGCTCGGCAATCTCGGGCATCTCGAGGGAGAGACATTATCGATCAATGCAGAAGGCGCCACACATCCCGACGTGACCGTGCAGAACGGGAGGGTGCAGCTCAATCGCCCGGTTGCCTATGCCGTCGCCGGGCTGCAATGCCCGGCGCGGCTGCAGAGCATGCGCATCGAAGCGGGGTCAGCCGACGGCACAGCGCAGGGTAAGACCAAGCGGATCAACGAGGTGACGGTACGGCTGGTCCAGGCCCTGGGTGGCGAGGTCGGGCCGGACTTCGACCACATGGCACCTATGCAGTACCGCACGAGCGCAGTGCCGATGGACCAGCCGCCACCGATCGCCGACGGCGATGCGCGGGTGTTGTGGAACAAGGGCTATGACACCAAGGCGCGGTTGGCCCTGCGCCAAGCGCAGCCGTTTCCCATGACAGTCGTTTCCTTGCTGCCGCAGGTCACATCCTATGACAAAGGGTGACAAGGGTTGAAGGTGGTTTCCTATCGGCCGGACCATCTGCGTCGGCTGGCGCTGCAAGAGCGGCAAGCGGATCTAGCACGGTTCATCGGCCGCACCGACTACGCCGAGAAGGTGGGCGAGGCCGGCCCTGCTTGGAGCGCGATGGTCGGCGAGGAGCCGATCGCGTGCGCGGGCTTTCACTTGCCTTGGGAGGGAAGGGCGGTCGCCTGGGCAGTGCTGTCGCAATCGGCCGGCCGGCACATGCTGGAGCTCACGCGCGGCGTCAAGCGCGCGCTCGAGAATTGCCCCGCGGAACGGATCGAGGCGCAGGTCCTGGCTTCGTTCGGTCCCGGATTGCGTTGGGCCGCGGCGCTCGGATTCCGTCCGGAAGGGCTGCTGCGGCGGTTCTGTCGTGGTGAGGATTACGAGGCCTTCGTGCTGTTGAAGGGGATTTGAGAACATGGAAGCATCGACGGTACTCCTCCTCTCCGCGGCGACGGCCGCTGCCGGCTCCTTGGTCTCCGGCATTGCGCAGTCCTCCCAGTCGCGCCGCGAGGTTGCGGTCGACAACACCAATGCCGACATCGCACAGGAGCAAGCGGCGAGCGAGTCCGAGGCGATCCGTGAGAAGGCGCAGCGGCTGCGCGGGCAACAGATCGCCGCAGCGGGAGCATCGGGCGTCGCGCTCGACGGGTCGTCGTTCGTCGATGCAATGGCCGATTCCGCGATCAACGCCGAACTCGATGCTCTCAACGCGGAGTATTCGGGGAAGCTGCAGTCCTGGAACTATCGCGCCCAGGCCAAAGCAGCGCAGGAGTCCCAGAACGGCGCGCTGGTCGAAGGCATCTTCGGTGCCGGCAGCAAGGCGCTTTCCGCCTATGGCGCATGGTTGCAGTCGTGAGCGGGTTGCGGTGGAGGATGACCGGGGGAGCACATGACTGACACTTTTCCGATCTGGCAACGTCAGGTGATGCCCGAAGGCCGCCTGGTGGCGCCGCAGGGCGGTCTCAGCGTGGCCGCCGCGTTCGGCGCCGGCCTTCAGCAGCTCAGCCAGGGTGTATCAGACGTGGCCCGCGCCAAGGCCACGGTCCAGCAGAAGAACGACGCAGCCTGGTCTGCCGTGCAAAAGCCACAAGCGGAGATCGAGATTGGCAAGCAGTATGACGCGTTGGAACAGAACGCCGAATCGGGTGCTCCGGGTCACGTCGCCGCCACCGAAAAGATCATCGACGACTATGCGGCCGATCTGCTGCGTCAGGCGCCGGACAACGCGACGCGGGTCGATCTCCAGGCTTTCATGGGCAGCCTCCGGGCTCAATATCTCGGTCAGGCCTCGCAATTCGCCGCAAAGTCACAGATTGCTCAGCGAGTGGCCAACATCGATTCCGCCGGCGACCTCTGGGGGAACAACCTGGTCAACCACCCGGAGCGATTCGACGCTGCCCGCGAGGAGATGGAGAAGACCATCCGGGCTCAGGGCCTGGCGCCCGACCGGGCGGCAGAAGAGATCAAGCGGTCGACCCGGAATCTCGCAACCTTCGCGATGAACGGACAGGCGAGCGCCGATCCAAAGCAGTTCCTGAAGGATGCGCAGGCCGGGAAGTGGAATGCCTTTGCCGACCCTGCGCGTCTTGCTGAAGCCGAGGTGCGCGCGATCGATCAGATGAAGGTCGATGATGCTCGGGCGCAGCAAGATGCGCGCGAGGCCGCGGCCGCCGCACAGGCGAGTCTTTCGATTGCGTATCGCGACGCGGTTTCGACCGCCGCCGCGACCGGCAACCAGAACCTCATCTCGGAGGATCAGATCCGCAAGACCTGGGGTGGCACGCCGGCCGGGAATAAGGCAGCCGAGCGCATGATCCGCGATCTCCGAGCGGCAACCACGCAGGGCCAGCTTGGCCCGACGATTGCCTCGGCGTCACCGGCAGATCTCGACGCGATGGAGAAGAAACTCAGCCCGGAGGGCAAGAGTGCTTTCACCGAGGGGGACGCGCTAACCTATCGTCTCTTCACCGAACTCAGGAACAAGAAAGACGCCGCCTACCGTGGCAGCGACCCCGGAGGTGCGGCCCTCGCATACAGTCTCAATGTTCAGAAGAGCTGGTCGGCATGGCAGGCCGATCCAACCAACAAGGATGCGTTGCGGTCGGCCATTGTCCTGACCCAGCAGGAGCAGACGCGGCAAGGCGTAACGATACAAAGGACTCAGCCGATGCCTCAGGCGGTCGCAACGGCCGTCGTTGGCCAGATCATGAGTCGGCAGAATACGAAGCTGCAGCTGCAGGCGCTGATACAGTTCGCGGATCTCGGCGATCCGGCGGTCTCCCGCCAGGTCCTGGGGCAGCTGACCACCATCAACGGCGGCTTGCCGGCGGGAACGGCCCTCGTGCTCGACACCGCCGACCCGTTGGGCGACGGGAAGTCAGGCGACATGGCGAAGGCGGAGCGCATGCTCGCCGCGCTTCAGGCCGAGACCAAGGGGATCGAACTCCCTCAGCAAGCCATGGACGCAATTGCGACCGGCCTCAACAACGGGCTGGTGGGCGTTCTGGCTCAGCAGGCTAGCCTGACCGGTAATGCCGGTGCTGCTGCCTCCCTCGCAGGTACCGTCCGCGATGCGGTCGAACAAGGCACGAAGGCTAAGATATTGCTGGGCGGCGAACCGACGAAGTCCGCCCGGGACGCGATCTCGGACTTCACCGGCCAGTATGCGACCATCAACGATCCAGCGCTCGCGGCCATCTACTATTCGAAGGTGGTGGAAGATCAGGCGCCTCACGCAATCGAAATGGGCCTCGCTGCGCTCCGTCGTGATGCGGCGTCCGCTCTGTTGCCGAAGCAGCGACCCGGCGCGCCGGGTACCAAGGAGCCTCCAAATCCCTATGTGTTGGCAGCCGCCCGCGACGTCGAGCGCGGCGCCGTGTGGGTCAACTCCGGCGCCGGATTTGCCCTCGTCCTTCCCGGCGCGTCGCGCGCGATGAAATACGCAACGCTGGCCGAGGTCGAGGCTCGCGGCCTCAAGGAGCTGAAGGCCGGTCCGCAGACGCCTGCGTCACCATTGCCGGACTACGGGCCAGCCACGTTCGTTCCGATCGCTCCCACGCCGCCCGGAGCACAGCCATGATCTTCGGGCAGGTTCAGGGCGTCCCGGCGATCACCGCGGCAGAGCTCGACACCGCGATCCGAGATGGCGAGACGCCGCTCGGCGAGTATTTCGGCGCCGTCACCTATGACGCGTTCGAGCACTCGCTTCCGGGCGCGATGTATCAAAGCACGCTCGTGCCGGAGGACGATCGGATCTCGGCCAATCCCTATGGTGGCCGGTTCGCCGCCATGGCGTGGAAGCCGTCCGGCGTGCCGATCCTGACCGAGGATCAATGGAAGTCGTCGCCCTGGTACCGGGAGGGTATCCCCTACGACGGCCGGATTACGCAGGCACGTGCCGAAGCAAAGGCGGAAATCTACGACGGCGATCAGTATCGCGCTCGGCTGCGGCAAAACCGGGTGTGGGGCGTGGGTACTGTCGCGGCGCTGGTCGCCGGCAGCGTCATCGGCTCGGCGCCCGACCCCGTCAACTACATCCCGGTCTTCGGATCGGCTTTCAAGGTCGCTAACGCGACCCGCATTGGGGCCATGATGACGCGCGCAGGGGTCGGTACACTCGACGCGGGACTCTTGACCTCAGTCGAGGAACCGTTAATCGCTTCATCGCGGCGGCAGTTCGGCGAGGATGTGAGCTTCGCCGACCAGCTGACCGATATCGCATTGGGCGCGCTTACCGGTGGCATTGGCGGTGCGATCCACGGCGGCTTTGAGAGACTGGGTGACCGTCACCCGGAGCACGTCTCGACCGCTCTCCAGACCCTGGGCGAGGCCGCCGATGCGGTTGCGAACGATCGGCCGATCGATGTCGCGGACTCCTACCGACAATCGGTCCTGTTTCCGGCCGGTCTCGGTCCGACATCGGACGGAGCTCCGGAGTTGCGGCAGAACACTGTGTGGAGATTGGGCGACCCTTGGCCCGACGACATCAAGGACGCGCAGCTTGCCGCGCGCGCCATCCCGAAGACCATCGGCATCGCGACGCCCGAGCGTCAGCAGCTGCGAATTGACGTCGCCGATGCGCTCTATGGCACTGGTGCGGGCGAGAAGGGCCGTGAGGCAATGATCATCCTGGGGCCGCCGGCCTCGGGCAAGAGCACGATCGCAGTTCCTCTGGCTACCCGATATCGCGCGCTCCTCATCGATAGCGACGCAGCGAAGGAGAGACTGCCGGAATATGGTGGCGGCATCGGCGCCACGGCGGTGCACGACGAGAGCGACATGATCGCGACCGGCGTCGTCAGACGCGCGATGCGCGCCGGAGATAACCTCGTCCTCCCGGTGGTCGGCAAGACCCTTGACAACGCACGGGCGAAGCTCAAGGTCCTGAAGGAGGCCGGCTACCGAGTTCATCTGGTCCTGACCGACCTTCCCATCGAGAAAGCCGTCAATCGGGCGATGGGTCGCTTCCGCGACGCCAAGGAAGGCCGGTTCGTCGACCCGGAATACGTGTTGAGCGTCGGCGACCAACCGGTGCAGACTTATGAAGTCCTGAAAGCGGAGGCAGACAGCTATGCCCGATACTCGAACGACGTCCCCCGGGGATCCCCACCGCGCCTCGTCGAAGAATCCGGCGGAGAAAGATCCGGCGGAGAAGAATCCGGCAGAGGACAAGAGCCAGCCGGCGGCGGACCCGGCGCCGACATTCGTGGATCTCGACGCGATCACGGACAAGATCCAGCTCGTGGGAATGCGCCTGGCGCTGGCGGAGATCAAGGCGCGGCAGGGCCGACCCTGGTCGCCGGCGGAGCTCGAGGCGATCACGGACAAATACGGGATCGAGGAGCTGCGGAAAGCGGTGCTGGAGCTGGACGCAGAGCAGGACAAGGGCACCGACAAAGCCTAGGCGGCCCACCTCAGGGCTCGACCAAGACTGGGCCGACCGAGCGTCAAGCAGACACATCCGCCGACGGCGCATCCGTCGGCGAACACCGATCCCGCGCTGACGTAAGACTGCGAGATCTCACAGCCGAGCAGGGCGTCTACTCCGAATCCGATGATTCCGCGCAGCTGGGCGATGTTCAGCAGCTCCGGCAGGCCGGCCAGCTGACCAAGGCGGAACAGGATGCCTTGAATGAGGCCGAGGCTGCGGTAAAACGGGCCGATGAGTATGCCAGGGCCTACGAGGCTGCCGGTCGTCTTCCGGAGAAGCCGTAATGGCCACCGGAGTTTCCGTCGCCCGCATCGCAGCGGTCCGAGCGGCCTCGGGCAACCGTCTCTCCGATGAGGAAATCGAGCAGATCGTGGCGGCGATCGACCACCGCCGCCGCGCTCTTGAGGCCGAGGGCAAGATCGACAACCTCGACGAACGGATGCGCGAAGTCGCGGCCGAGGAGGCGAACAAGGTCAGGTTGGCGGCCACCCTTCAGCGGAAGCAGTCGGCGATGACCATCCTCGCTAGAGACCGGACGGATGGTCAGTTGAAGGCGCTGACGGCGCAGGGTCTCGCACCAAAGGAAGCCGTCCAGGCGCTCTTCGAAGGCACCGTGAAGGGGATCGCCGAGGGTCGGCACTCCATCTATGCAATCAAGCTCGCCTTCGAGGCCCGATATATCGGCGACATGATGGCGGAGGTCCTGCAACAGATGCCCTCGGCCTTGCGGCTGGTCGGGGACCAGGCCTTCGCCGCTGACATCGTGTGGGAGATGTTCGAGTTCCGGCAAGACGGGATGCCCGGCCGGAGAGGCAATCCCGATGCGGCCAAGGTCGCGCGGGTCTTCGCTGAATACGCCGACGTCAGCCGGATCGATCTCAACCGGCTGGGGGCTAACATCGGAAAACTCGACGATTGGGGCGGCCCGCACGCCCACGACGCATCGAAGCTGCTTGGCGTCACGGATGATGCCTGGATCTCCCGGATCGCACCACGCCTCGACCTCGCCCGCACCTTCCCCGATCTCTCAGCCGAGGAGGCGCACGATGCGTTGCGGGATATATACCTCGCGATCGTCACCGGCAGGAGCAAGACGTCGACGGCACCGCGTGCGGGCGATCGTGTAGGGCCGCGCGACCTCGTGAAGTCACTCGGCAAAGGCCGGTTCTTGCGCTTCAAATCCGCCGACGACTGGCTCGCCTATCAGGCCGAGTTCGGTCACGGCAACATCTGGACCGGCATGCTGGCCCACCAGCGCAAGATGGCCGCGATCGCGGCCCAGACGCAGATCCTGGGGCCGGACCCGGAGGCAGTGCTCGGTTCGATCCTAGACGCCGTCGCCCGCGAGGCAATCGCCGAGGCCGAGGGCGTGACGGCTTCGGCCAATCCCGATGGGCTGACGGTGGCCAGGCTGTTCCGCGGCGATCAGGCCCTCCGATCGATGGCAAGATTTGGTGACGCGATCATCAGTGCGGTCGAGGACGCAGTAACCCGGGCGGCCAATCTGAGCTACCAGGGACGCTCGCTGCTGGCCTCCTATCATGACCAGATGGTGGGGACGATCGAGGCGGCGGCGCGGCAGACGGGTGCTGACGAAAAGGAGATTGCGTATCTCATCGGCGAAGGCATCCAGGGCATCTTGGGCGACATCCACGCGTCCACTTATGCGGAGGATTCGCTGCCAGGCGCCATCAGTTCCGCAATGACGACGTATTTCAAGTGGTCGGGCCTCACCGGTCCGACCGACAACATTCGGGCGACCGGCGCCCGGATGATAGCGGCCCAGATTGGCAACATGTCGGATCGGTACTGGAACGCGCTGCCCGATCACCTGCGGTTCGTGCTCGGCAATCATGGAATCGACGAGGTGCGGTGGAGCGTGGTCCGCGCGGCGGCCTTCGATGGGCCGAACGGCAACCGATATGTGACGCCTGACCGGATCTCCGCCCTGCCGGACGAGTTGTTTCGGTCATTCACCGGCGGCGATGAGACCGGCGGCAAGATCGCCCGCGCCAAGTACGAGATCGAGCTTGCCCTCCGCCGCTTCTACACCACCGAGATCGACTTCGGAATGGTCGGTGCGACCCAGGCGGCCGGCACATTGACCGGCGAATTGCTGCGCATACTGTTCCAGCTGACACCGCTCAACGTCGCCTTCACACGACGGGTGTTTGGCCGCACCATCTTCAGACAGCGTGACGCCGGCAGTGCCGTCCTTCACATCGGCCATCTGCTGGCCGGGTCTCTGGTCGCCGGCTACCTCGCGATGACCGCCCAGGATTACATGCGAGGCTATGACCGGCGGAAGTTCATCAATCCGGACGGTTCGGCCAACACCCAGAGCCTGATGACTGCCTTCAGCCGAAGTGGAGGCGCCGGTATCTACGGCGACTACCTGTTCGGTCAGGTCGATCGCTTGGCTGGCCGCCCGCTGGAGGCAGAGGCGGGACCGGACATCGGCCCGGCCGCGACCCCGATCGAGAACTTCATAAGGGCCCGAGACGGCAATGCCAGGAGTGCCGACTGGTTGAACTTTGCGTTGCACTACACGCCGTCCGTCAACCTTGCCTATGTGCGACCGGCCGTCGATTTCCTGCTCCTCAACGCGCTCAAGGACTCCGTCGCGCCGGGCTTTCTCGAGCGCCAGCGGATCGACCGAGGCCGCGACTACCGGCAATCGCTTCTCTATCCGCAGACAATAGGAGGTCCGCAATGACCGTCTCCAGCACGATCTCCCGCGAACAGTACGCGACCGACGGCGTCTCGGCCGCCTTCACGATCCACTTTCCGTTCTTCGACGACACGGACGTGAATGCGGTCTTCGTGAACGCCTCGGGCGTCGCGTCGACGCTCACCCTCGCGACCGACTTCACTGTCGCCGGCGGCGGCGGGGCAGGGGGCACGTTGACCACGACCGGCACGGCGTCGCCACTTGCTGCGGGCGGAGCGCTCACGATCTATCGCGACATCCCCTATACGCAAGAAGACGACTACGTCGAAAACGACCCACTCCCCGCTGATACCTTGGAGAGCGGCCTCGATCGCGCTGCCATGCGCGACCAACAGCTGCTGGATGCGGTGGGGCGGGCCGTGTCATTGCCT